TGGTTCTGTTTTTGAAATGTATGTAAGTCCATTAACAATGGCAGAAAGAGAAAGAGCACAAAAGCAAGTTAAAAATGACGATCCAAATGCTTTTGCTTTGCAATTATTAATGAATAAAGCATTAGACGTAAATGGAGTAAAACTTTTTAATGCAGGAGAAATTGATGTATTAAAAAATGAGGTCAAAGATAGTGATTTACAATCTTTAATGCTTGCGGTACTTAACGTAGAAGAGGAGGAATTTGTAGACCCAAAATCTTAGTTAACCAGTTAAAAAAAGATAACTGGATGATGCTTAAATTTGGTGTAGCAAAAGAGTTAGGTAAAACACTACAAGAAATAGGAGATATGACTGAACAAGAGTTAGTCGGATGGAGTTGTTATTTTCAAATACTTAATGATGAACAAGAAAAAGAATTTCAGAAAGCCCGTAGAACTAGATAATTTTTCTGGGTAGTATAGAATAAAGCAAATAGTTTTTAATCTGTGGCATATCAGGCGAAAATACAAATAAAAACTTCTGGTTTAAGTCAGTTAAATAAAATAAATGCTTCTGTAGACCGAATAAATAAATCTATAATTTCTATAAATAAAGGAGGTATAAAGGGAAAAGAGAATGTTACCGCAGGAAAACAACAGTTACAACAAAGTAAGCAACAACTAGTAGCAAAGAAACAAACTAATAAGGAATTAACAGGTATATTACAAAAGCAAACAGGTATTACAAAAGAACTTAAACAACAAGCCACAAGTGCTACTAAGATTTCAAAGGCTAATAAGACTATAGGAACATCTGGCGGATCTAGTACGGGAAGTAAAGCAGGAGGTAAAGGAGGAGTTTTATCAAGTGCCTTAATCAGTGGATCGTTTCCTCTTTTATTTGGGCAAGGACTTCCAGGTGCTTTAGCAGGTGGATTGGGTGGTGGAATTGGTGCAGCAGTAGGTGGACAAATGGGAGGTTTTGCAGGAGGTCTTGTTGCTACTTCATTACTAACAATATTTCAAGGTACAGCAGAAAAATTAAATACATTAGGTGATGCCTTAAATGATCCTTCAAAAAATATCCAAGAGCTTGCAAGTCGTATAAGTTTTTTTGATAAATCAGTAGGTACGACTATTGAAACTTTAAAATCTGGCGGTTTGGATAGAGTTGCAGGAGATCTTGCCCGTATAACATTAGAGAATCGTGTTGGTCCAGAACAGTTAAAGCCTATAAAAGTATTAAATAAAGAAATGGAAAAATTTGCAATGCTATCCAGGGATTTAGGAATGAAAATAAGTTCTATGGTTGCAGGGCCTTTAACGGCATTTTTTAAAGTTATGAATTTAACAATGGGGGGATCTGGAGCAAAAAGTGGTTCAAATGATTTATCAGTTCAAGAATCAATTAGAGAAGCCGAAAAAAAATTAGAAACAAGTCTACCAGCTTTAAAGACAGCAAAAGATGAAGTAAGATTGCTTGAAGAACAATTACAAAAAAATCAAAAAATAGTTGATATAACAAGAGAAAGACTTAAAGCTGGGGAAAAATTAACTTTTGAAGAACGAAAGGTAGCTAGAAATGCACAAAGTAGCGTAACAATACTTAAAAACAGAAACAGAATTGCACGCGAAAATCTTGAAATTGCGGAAAAAGAAGTAGGTAATGGGGAAAGATTAATTGAAATATTTAAATTAGAAAAACAAATACTAGCGTCCCAAACGAATGAATTAAAGGACCAGTTAAAATTACAGTCTGTAAAAACGTCAATTACAAGAGGCGTTACAGACGAAAAATCCCTTGCTATAGCCCAGAAAAAAGTCGAGATAGCAAAAGTTGAAAGAAAGATAGAAAAAGAAAAAGCTCAACTTGCCGTTATACTTCGTGATGGAACAAAGAGAGAACAGGATGCACAAAAAACAAAAATAGCAAACCTAGAGCTAGAAAAGCAATTAATTACTGATATAGCTAATGAAAGAATAAGAGCAGCCGATCCAATGTTGAGTAGAGTAGATGAATTAAACAGAGAACTTTTAAAACTGAACACTATACAAGTTCAAAGTGTTGAACTGTCTAAAACAATAGGTACAACTTTTGAGGAGTCATTTAAAGGAGTAATAAGAGGAACTACCTCGGTAGAACAGGCTTTTGGAAATATGTTAAATAGAATTGCAGATCACTTCTTGAATTTAGCAGCTAAATTGATGGCTAATAAATTACAAGCAGGAATTTTAGGACTACTAACGAAAAGTGTAGGGGGCGGTTTATTTTCTGGCGGGGGAGGATCTGGGGTAGAATTTGGATCTGTGGATCTTGGAATAAGTTCGGGTTTAGGTTTTGCAAACGGAGGTAGACCACCAGTAGGAAGAGCATCACTTGTTGGAGAGAAGGGACCAGAATTATTTGTACCAAAATCATCTGGAACGATTGTGCCAAATAATAAACTTGTAGGTGGCGGTAGTACTAGTGTTGTTGTTAATGTAGACGCATCAGGTTCAGACGTTCAAGGTGATGATGCGGGAGCAAAAGAACTTGGAACGCTTATTTCTGTTGCAGTTCAAGGAGAACTTATTAAACAACAAAGACCTGGAGGGCTACTCGCTAGTGTACGTTAATGGCTACTTTTCCTGATTTCGACCCACAATATTCTGCTACCAAACGTAGTCAGCCAATACAGCGAATAACGCAGTTTGGTGACGGTTATCAACAACGTACATCTTTCGGATTAAATCAAGATCCTAAAGTTTGGAATCTTACTTTTAATGTTAAGGACAGCGATGCAGATACAATAGAAACTTTTTTAGAAGCCAGAGGAAAAGATGGTGCTTCTTTTGATTGGTCGCCTCCTGATGAAACAACAACTTATAAATGGATAGCTCAAAGTTTTAGTAGAGAGATGTTTGAGTCGGATAGAAGCAGGATAACAACAACTTTTCAACAAGTATTTGAACCCTAATGGCAGTACCAGTATCAGCATTACAAGAAATAAATCCAGGAGCAATAATAGAATTGTTCACTTTAGAACTTGATGCAACATTACATGGTTCAACTACAATTTATAGATTTCATAATGGTGCAAACTTAAACGCAAACGGAGAACTTGTCTGGAATAGCAACAGCTACCTTCGATTTCCTATTCAATGTGAGGGATTTGAATTTACAGGAACAGGAACTTTACCAAGACCAACAATATCTGTCAGTAATATCTTTGGAACGCTTACTGCAATTATGCAAAACGTAAACCAAACAACAGTTGGTAATGATTTGAATGGTGCAAAATTAACAAGAATTAGAACTTTAGCCAGATATTTAGATGCTGCAAACTTCGCTCCAACAACGACTACAACTACCTCTACTTCGACTGTAGCTGATCCTTCTGATGCTGAAACTGTAACTTATACAGTAACAGTAGCAAATGTTGGTGGATCTAATATCTTTGTAATTAATGGTTCTAATAATCCTGTTATCACTATGAAAAGAGGATCTACTTATATTTTTAATCAGGCAGATGCTACAAATGCAAATCATCCACTAAGAATAAAATCTGATGCTGGAGGAGAACAAACTACAACTGTTAGTGGAACTCCAGGGCAAGCAGGGGCAACAGTAACTTATTCTCCAGCCTATCCAGATGCTCCAAGTGATCTGAGATATTATTGTTCAAGTCATGGTAATGCAATGGGTAACACAATTACGATGAATAATCCTAATACGATCCAGCAACAAACAACTTCTTCCTCGACAACACAAACTAATCCTTACGGAACACCTGATCCAACAGCAGAATTTCCTAAAGAAATTTACTTTTTAGATAGAAAAATTAGTGAAAATAGAGATATTGTTCAATGGGAAGCAATATCAGCCCTAGACTTAGTAAATGTAAAATTACCAAAAAGAATAGCAACTAGAGATATTTTTCCTGGCATTGGTACGTTTGTTGGATGACTTGGCAAGATAGTGCACTTAAACACGCAGAAAAAGATGCACCACATGAAGCGTGTGGTTTATTAGCTGTCTATAAAGGTAAAGAAAAGTATTTTCCATGTAAAAATTTATCGGAAGATTTAGGGGAACAATTTATTATTGATCCCGATGATTGGGTAAAAGCTGAAGACGCTGGAGAAATTGTTGGTGTTTTTCATAGTCACCCACAAGTACCGCCATTTCCAAGTCAAGCTGATCTTGCAAGCTGCGAATATTTAGATTTGCCTTTTTATATTGTCACTCCAGAAACAAAAGAATGGCATTATTTTGAACCTTCTGGCTATAAAAAAGGATTAATTGGTAGACAATGGGTGTGGGATATTCAAGACTGTTGGACTTTAATTACTGATTGGTATAAGGAAAAGAAAAATATAGAGATAAAGCATTGGAAACGACCCAAAAGCCCACAAGAATTTAGCAAATCACCTTTATTTGAATATGCTCTACCTAAATTAGGTTTTACAGAAATAGATGATAATGTTGAAACAGAAGTTGGAGATGTTTTTATTATGGACACAGGATTAGGAACTTTAGATCATGCTGCTGTATAAATAGGAGAGCAAA